TTGGTCTACGTGTTCGATAATATGCAACCCACTTGTCAAAACAATATGCACCAGTAGATTGATTAAGTGTAGAGAACACATCTTTTTCATAACGAAGCGAATGCCAGAAACCACTTACAGGATTTTGTACCCACATCTCACCGTTGATCTGTCTTACCTTTTGATCTTCAGAAAACTTCTTCACTGACCAGTTTCGATTCCAATATGCATCAAGCAATGCTTGAGACTGTGGGACACTCATCCCTGTGGTTCGAGATAACTTGGCAGCTCCAACGCCATAGGTTGCAGAATAGTTGACAACTTTGTAGTTCTTACGTAGTGCTTTCAGCTCTGGTTTTGTTCCGTGGTTGTAAGCATCAATATCAGACTGCTTGATTGCCCCTGCATGTTTGGCTAAGTCAAGATGTGGGTCAAAACCTGCTTGAGACATTTCATGTACGTAGTCGGGATCGTAAGGCTGCATGTAATGTCTCTTAGTCGTATCCTCAAGGGAAGTCATATCCGCACCGCAAAGAACATAACCAGTTGGTGCTGTTAAGCAGCCACGTATCTCCTTGCCCCACGGTCTATCAATTCCTGGAAGATTAACCAAAGGTTTCTTATGCTTGAATCGTAAGGTGTTAGTAAGACCGTCAATCTCAGCTCTAACGTATCCGTCTTGTTCACATTCAAGAAAGCCTTGAAAGATTCCAAGTCGGTGTTGCATCACAGTCAAACCCTCAAGCACTTCTACCATTGGATTAGTTTCTGCAATTAGTTTTACTGAGTCTGTAAGTTCACCTTCCTTACGAACTTGTGGTATTTTTCTTTCTTCTCCTGTCTCCTTATTTTTGTCATACTTAAATGTGCAAGGTTCCCACCCTAAAGAGTAGAGCCAATCTTTTACTTGGTCCGTAGAGTTAGGGTTTGGATCTTCCCAACTTTTGATGACTTCAACTTCACCATCAAAATGTAAAGGCAAACCATTCTCTTGTAGGAGATCAAACCAACGTTGTCCATGAGCCGATGCAGTACCATCTTTTCTAAAACAATTCTTTGGTCTACTCTTTTTGGTGGTCACTTTCCGCTTTGGCATTACGCTAATTAGTTCAGCTTCCTTATCAGCTTTCTGTTTTGTAAGATCAGCAACACACTTCTGTGCCAACTCTACATCTAACTTCCAACCGACCTTCTCAGCTGTTGCTGCGCAATCCATCTTAAATTCTAGGTAGCGGAAAAACTTGTCTAGTTCTGATTTGCTTTTGTATAGAAACAAAAACCTTTTTAGAAGATCTTGCCATAGGCACCAGTTGATCTTTACATCCTCTGTACATCTGTGAGCATACTCCTCGTTAGTTAAGTGGTGCCAATCATCAATCTGTGGTTTGGGAATACCGAAGTCTTCACCAAATGATTCCAGACCATGCTTGGAACGGTTTAAGTTAAGCACCCAAGACATAGGTAGCGTATCGAACAAGCGAGCCTTGATCTTAATACCCAATATCTTTTCTATAAGCGGTACATCATATCTAACAATATTGTGACCAACCAACCCATGCTGAGACAGTATAAGATCACGCATGTCAGAATAATTAAAGATAGTTTTATAATCTTTGCCATCACTGGTATAAGACAGGCAGTGTATTTTTGTTGCTTTGTCCAACAATCCGTTAGCTTCTACATCAAATACAATCATGCTGCCATATCACTCCTTTCATATGGAATCTCTTCAGATAAGATCGTAGTTACTGGG